ATGTTTACAAAAAGCTATAGACCATTTAAGTAACCAACTGGAGATATTAGAAAAGGATAAGAAAAAGAATGTAAGAATAAGTCATATATAAAGGAGAGTAGGCATATTGCCACAATAAATGATTAAATGTTTTTTATGCTCTCCTTTATTTTAAAACTAAAACTATGTTAAAATATATATGTAACGTATGTGGAAACACAAGACAACTATCTAAAGCTACGTTAGAAGTAGTTGATGGTAAAATTCGCACAAGAGAAGCATTATGTAAATGTGGTGCTTATATGCAAGAAGTAGAAAAAGAGTTTGGAGGGTTTCCTAATATAAAAAGAACTGAACCATCATTAAGTAAAAGACAAGATAGAATGTGGAAAGACACTAAAGCTAAATTAACAAGCTAATGAAGTTTGTGATAAAAGATGATAAAGACAAGCAAAGTCTGATAAACTATTTAAGAGAATTGGGAAACGATTATATAGTTGATGTAAAGAAACAAAGAAACAATAGAAGCAATATGCAGAATAATTATTATTGGAAATGTATAGTACAAGAACTATCAGATTTTACAGGTTTTTTTCCTGATGAAATGCACGATATACTTAAAGTAAAATTTGCAAGTGAATGGACTACAATAGAAATAGAAGATAAAACTACAGGAATACAAACATTAAATAGTACAGCAAGAATGAATACTGCTGAATTTGAATTATATGTAGAACAAATAAGAATATGGGCTTTGTCTGATTTAGGCATAAGATTGATGCTACCAAACGAATACAATTAATTTCTATTATATAATATGGAAAACGAACAAAAACGTACACGAGTAGGCAAAGAGCAAATGTTAGAAGCATTAGAGGTTTCACTAGGTATAGTTACTGAAGCTAGTGTTAAATGTGGGGTTAGTAGAACACAGCATTATATATGGTGTAAAAATGATGAGGAATATCGTAAAGCAGTAGACAGTATAGAAAGTAAATTTATTGACTTTGCTGAAACACATTTAAAGAAACAAATAGAAAATGGTAGTACAACTGCTACTACATTCTTCTTAAGAACAAGAGGACGCAAGAGAGGTTATAATGAGAAGCAAGAGATAGATTTAACATCAGGAAACGAACCTATCAAAATAAATATAAATCTTGGAGATTAATCCTGAATTTACTGTAACACAAAAGGAATGTCTTAAATACCTATTTGATAAAAAGACTAAAGAAGTATTATTTGGTGGTGCAGCAGGAGGAGGTAAGTCTTGGGTAGGTGTAAGCTATTTAATTCTTATGTGCTTACAGTATAAAGGCACAAGGTATCTAATGGGTAGGTCTAAGCTAGATGCTCTTAAAAAGACTACTCTAAATACTTTCTTTGAAGTCTGTAATGCTTGGAATCTAAAATCAGGAGAACACTATACATTCAATGGCTCAAGTAATATTATTAGCTTTTATAATGGAAGTGAGATAATACTTAAAGACTTGTTCTTATATCCTTCAGACAGAAACTTTGATAGTCTAGGTTCTCTTGAAATTACTGGTGCTTTTATTGATGAAGCAAACCAAATAACTGAGAAGGCTAAGAACGTAGTAGCTTCAAGATTAAGGTACAAGTTAGATGAGAACGATTTAATACCTAAACTGGTAATGACTTGTAACCCTGCAAAGAACTGGGTATATACAGAATACTACAGACCTGCTAAAGACAACACTATAAAACCTTACAGAAAGTTTATACAAAGTCTAGTTAAAGACAATCAGTATATCTCTCAGCATTATGAGAAGCAGCTATCTGAATTAGACGAACTAAGTAAGCAAAGACTCTTATATGGTAACTGGGAATACGATGCAACTGATGACAGTTTAATAGATTACAATGCTATAGTAAGTTTATTTAATCAACAAGGTATTGATGGAGATAAGTACATAACTTGTGATGTAGCACGATTTGGAAGCGATAGAACAGTTATAATGCTTTGGAAGGGTCTACATACCACATATATTAAAACTATGCTTAAATCGTCTGTAAATGAGGTTGTAGAGCAAATTAAAAAGATACAACAAGACAACCAGGTTAATTTAAGAAACATCATAGTAGATGAGGACGGAGTAGGAGGTGGTGTAAAAGATTACTTACGTTGTCAAGGGTTTATTAATAATTCAAGACCAATTAAAGGAGAGAACTATCAAAACCTAAAGACACAATGCTATTATAAATTAGCTGACTTAATTAATAAAGGACAGTTAGGTGTTAGTTGTTCTGATGTAAATATAAAGAGTTATATAATTGAGGAGTTAGAGCAGGTAAGAACTAAGGACGCAGATAAGGATAATAAACTACAAATACTTTCTAAGGATAATGTTAAATCTATTTTAGGACGTTCTCCTGACTACTCTGATGCTTTGGCTATGCGTATGTATTATGAAGTTGATAGTAACTATGGTAAATATTTTGTGCAATAAAAAAGGGGGTTTTTACACCCCCTTGTTATTATTATTATTATTATTATTATTATAGATTTACCCAAAAGTTTTTCTCATCTAGCATTAAAGAGAATTTATTCCAATTATCATAAGTTATTTCTTTTTGCATAAACCAAAATTGTCTTTTTTCATCACAGTTCTTTTCAGCTTTCTCTTGCTCCCACTCTTCTAGTTTATCAAATCCAGCTTTATAGTAATTACAATGTAGCTTCCATTGGTCATTTGCTTCTTCATATTGTCCTTTAAGAAAATCTAATTGTTTCTTTAAGTTTCCTATTTTCATGTCTTTGTAGTATCTGTCTAGTGTAGGTGTCATTGTTTTTGTTTATTAGTTAATTATTATACTGCAAAGTTACAGACTTTTTGTTATTAACCAAATTATTAACAACTTATTTAACAAAAAAGATTGTTTTACTCTAGTAAATTATTTAAAAAAAAGTATAAAAAAAAGGTGCAATCTCTAAAAATTAACACCTTTTTCTAACAAAAACTATTTGAAAACTCAGCAAATATAGTATTTTTAAACTATATTAATTAAATTTCTATTATATAATAATGAAAGTAAACATTAAGAAAGATGGTAAGCAAAACACTTACAATCTTATAAACAGTTGGAATGATGTAACACTTGATAAATGGGCTAAACTTATTACTATGAGTAGTAAGTCTAAGTCTAAAGAAGCATTAGATACAATTAGCTTGTTGTCTAATATACCAAAGAAACTTATAAAAGAGTTAGGTATAAATGACGTATCTAATATTTTAAGTAAGATAGCTGAATTGCAAAAGGATGCTAACAGTAGGTTAAAGAGAATAATTGTAGTAGATGGGATTGAGTACGGATTTCATCCTGATTTAAGTGAGATAAGTCTCGGTGCTTATGCCGATATTGAAACTTACATACAAGCAGGAATAGAGAATAACCTGGCTAAAATAATGGCAGTTCTTTACAGACCAATAGTAGAGAAGAATGGTAAGCAATATTCTATAACTGCTTATAATGGTAGTGAGGTTAGGATGAGGGCAGAGAAGTTTAAAAAGATGAAAGCAGCAGATGTAAATAGTTCATTGGTTTTTTTTTGGACTTTAGGGAACGAACTATCAGAGATTTTGCCGTTGTATTTAACGGAACGAGTGAATCAGGAGATACAATCACTACAGACGATAAGTTCGCACAGAAGTGGGGATGGTTTGGAGTAATGTACAGATTGACAAATGGAGAAATAGTAAACTTACAATCAATTACTAAATTAAGTTTATACGAGTGTTTAACTTGGCTAACTTATGAGGTTGATTTAAATGAAACAAAAAAAGTTAATAGATGACGCATTTTAAGAATTATAACAATACAGTAGATACCTTAAAGCAATTAGGTTCTAATCAGTACCAAATCAAAACAGTAACTACTGGAGATATATACGAGATTGACTTAGAGAAAAATACTCTATATCCTTTAATGCACATTAATCCTGTTAATGCAATAGCACAGAATAATCAAATGACTTTAAACTTTCAGGTATTTATTATGGACTTAGTATTCCCTGATGAGAGTAATGAGCAGGAAGTTCTGTCTGATTGTCTTAGTATTTGTAATGACTTGATAGGTACACTAAAGAACGGAGAGAGTTTATATTTGTCTAACACAAGTCAAGGAGAAAGTCCTGCATACTTTACAGAAGGAGATATAACGATAGAACCATTTACAGAACGATTTGACAACTCAGTAAGTGGTTGGACGTTTACATTACCAATAGTAATTGAGAACGACTACAACACTTGTATAGCACCACAATCAACAACATACGCAGGTAAATAATGTTTAAATTTAAAATAGGAAAATTAACAATACAACTAATACCACCAAAGATAAGTTATGAATTATGAAGATTTAATAGAGAAACTAGAAGCAATAAGTATAGAATTAGAAACATATAATGACTATCCTGATTCTGCTAGTAACAATGCTAAAAAAGCAATAGAATGGAAAAAGAAAAATGGTAGTGATTGTGGAACTAGAGTAGGTTGGACTAGGGCTTCACAATTAGCAGGTAAGAAGAATATAAGCAGAGATACAATATCAAGAATGGCATCTTTTAAAAGACATCAACAACATAAAGATGTACCTTACTCAGAAGGTTGTGGTGGTTTGATGTGGGATGCTTGGGGAGGAACTTCAGGAATAGAATGGGCAATTAATAAATTAAAACAAATAGATAAATAATTATGGCAGATTTAACAACAACCTTATCTGAATCAGTAACACTTAATGGTGCAGTCAGAGGTACAACAAACACAGTAACAACTACAGGTATCAATAACGTATATGAACGTATAGTAACTTGTACTAATGCACAAACTACTTTTTTAGCAGCTTTTGATACTAACTCTTATGGATTAGCAGTTCAGATAGATAAAGAAGATGTTAGATATATTAGAGTAACTAATCTTGATGCTACTAACACTTTAGAATTAGCAGTAGTTGGTGCAGCTACTTTATATCAAGTATTACTAAAAGCAGGTCAATCACACATACTATGTGC